TTGATTGCCCATCTGTGGACTTACACTGGTGCAACATAACCATTGTAGTTTGGTATGTTTGTTTATCTCAAAAAAGTGTTTGTTCACACGTTCATTGGTAGCCATTAGATAGTAGGCCTGTAAGTCTGCCGAACCTCCAACATTGGCACCATATTTCAGCATTAGGTATGTGCTGAATTGTTTCTTCTGTTCATCAGTGAACTTGTCATAGTAAGCACGATCCTTGCGATCAAATGCTGCCATCTCATTACCGATGTATAAGGGATCTGGATTGCTCATCGTTTATTTCTAACGTAATTGATTAACTGTTCCATGCTGCTCTGCATGTTTCTAAATTTGATTTTCATCGATTCGATTTCTTCTGATTGTGCGCGAACCAGATTGGTCAGTTCACCAAATGCCTGCTGTGTTTCACGCAATTTCTTATCTTGGCTAAGCAAGTTTGGGCGTGGCGGAGCATTGGGATCTACTGCTCGTTTCTTTTTCTTTTTAAATTGTAGTGGATTAAATGCCATCTTTCGATTCCTCTGAGAGCTTATATATAATTATACATTTTTCTACAGCTTCTGTCAAGGCTGGGTTTAGATTGCGTTTTGGATATATTTCGTTCCAAAGTCGCTGTTCAACCTGTTCCCGAGCCTGCCAACTCTGGCCAATCATCACACGTTCAGTAGTGCCTTCTAGCCGTGCATAGGTGGTCAATCCACCGTCTGGACTTTCGTATATATAAGTCGCTCCTGGTTTTAAACTACCCATCGATCTTCCTCAATTTCAATCCCACAGATACACGCAGGACATTTTCAGTAGGTGCTTCTGCATAGTGTAGCAGTTCAGCATCAAATAATACACCAAAATTTTCTTTAGGTGTGATTACCCTAGGCTCCGTATCAAATATATGCAATCGCCCTCCCCATTCATACTGCCATGGGTTAGGAAAATAAACCAATGCATGAGTAGACTTACCATAGTCCGAATCGCGATGCACGGCAGCCTGCTGGCCCAGTGTTTGGCCATTGACATGATAGTCCACTAGAGCATATCCAGTTAGTTTATTGATCAAGATATCAGCTATGTCTGCACTGATCTTCTTGTCGAGATTCCAAATAGGCTTCTGTGGATCGTTGCTGATGTATCCCCAACCCCAAGCAGATGATGCTAACCTTGTCCTTACATCAGTTAACTCAGCTGGTGATAATATCTGATCGATTAGTTCCAATGCCTGATGACCCCTGCTATGATAAAGCAGTTGGTAATGATATAAAATAATACGATACTGGTCCTGAACGCCGCTACTATGTCTGCTTCACGATCAGTAATACCTTCCTTTTGGCCCAACGCCTTAGCCCAAAGTCTCCACATGCTCACTGCCTTTCTTACCATATTTTGCTATAATCAACTACTTCGCTTTGTCGGCTTATGTCTTTGACGAAATAAGCACACAGGGGGTGTTCTCCATCATTGATGGGAACGGCCAACATCTGTCCTGGACGCAGTTTAGGAAAATACCATTTGACATCTTGATAGATGTCAACGATTTCCACTGGATGGAACTCTGGTTTGAAACTGGTCAAGGGATTAAACGTGTAAGCTGAAAATCCACGATCATTGATTGACGTTAAAGGAATAACTTCTAAGTCGCCAAAGTCACTTTCGCCAATCAGCACCTGCCAGTCCACAGGCATTTTAACCAAGTTATTGCCAATGCGCAAGACCAGGGCTGGGCTATTAAAACTTTCTAAGAAGATCAGTGGGATAAAGAAGTAGTCAGGGTTCTTTGGATCGCTGTTGTCTAGTATAGCGAAACGCAGATCCTCGACTTCATCAGGTATCTCATTCATCTCATATGCTGTGTTTTCTAGTGTTAGTATATACATAAATTACTGCCAATCAGTCTTTTCGACTATGAATGGGTAGTTGGCCTCCTTATAAAATTGCTTACGTTTGGTTAAATGCCTTTTGGCAAACTTACATGTTGATGTTATGTCCCAGATCTGGACGAAATCTTTGTCTTCAGCCTTACGTATGCCACGGCCAATTGACTGAATAACTCGAACGAAACTCTTACCAGGCTCCACAAGCACAAGATTAAAAATTCTAGGGATATTAATACCGACAGCAGCGACACCATAGGTAGCGACAATAACTTTGTCATCCATGCTCGCAACGTCATCATAATGTTCTTTTCTATCATCTGCTTTAGTGCCTCCTGACACGAATACTGAATCTTTGATACGATCTACTAATGCCTTACCTGGTGCCAGTCTATCCACCAGCACAAGAGTGTTACCTGTCTTACGGATTGATTCTACCAGTTTGGCTATGTAATCTAATCGCCCTTCTGTTTCTAATAGATACTTTAATTCACTTTGATAATCTCGATATTCCACATGATCAACAAGTTGTAGGACATTTACATGGCACTGTGCCAGCACACCCTGCTCTTGTAATTCACTGGCACTTAGACGCCCAATAACGTCACCGATTGAACACTTTAGGCTGACGAATTCGTAATCTTCTTTAGGAATCGTACCAGTTAGGCCCCAGCGTATAGGTATATGTGACATTACTCCCGTTAATAAAGTTTTCAGTGCATCAGCTTTGGCCATATGCACTTCGTCGACCATAACACAGACGACATCTTGTAGGAACTCACCGATGGTGATATCTACTTCAAAGTTACGACTGCCTTTTAATAAGATATTAAGGCTCTGCCAAGTGCAGATAGTATGTGTGCGACCAAACTCTTTGCGGTCTCCAAAATAGACTCCAACATCTAATCCCATGTTCTTGTAGTCTGCTTCTGTTTGTGTAACTAGACTCTTGTTTGGAACTATGACTATAGTCCTACCATGTGGTTCACAGCTATAACTCAGTGCCGCAGTAATTAAAGTCTTACCTGCACCTGTGGCCACTTCCTGTAGGCACTGTGGATTCTTTAGGAACTTGTTGATGATTTCTACTTGATAATCACGCAACATGATTGGTTGCCCAACCATAGGATGTTTGTCTGGCCAGGTGATATGACTGAATGTTGATTCACTGACTTCTGCAAACTCATACTGCGTTTTATATTCGCGCAGATCATCTATCTCGATAGCATATCCTTGCTGTTCCAAGTATGGCAGTATCTCTGGTAATAGATTGATATAAGTGCTGCCACCCAACCCAAACATGCTTACTTTACCATCCCAGCGTCCTAATCTCACTGCTGGAGTATAACGTGCACCTGGAATCTCATACTTGAACATGTTGCTGAGTTCTTTGCGTTCATGTAGATCCAGTCCTTCTATCTTTAGATTACACTCGTCTTTGATAATTAATCTGGCTAGGGCCATCAGTCTTCTCTCAATTGGCTTGCGCCATAGTAAATAATTTTTTCTGCACGTCGGCTCCAGTCCATCTTCTTACCACCAAACATCATTTCAAATGTAGTGACCATCAGTGGCACAGGCCAGTCCCAAGTCTTTGGAATCTTCTGAGCATATACTACTTTAACACCATATGGGTCATATTCGCTAGTGCTAGTCTTACCATTTCTATCAAACCGCACTATGTCACGTTCTTCAAAGCGTGATAGATCAATGTCAAACATGGTGGGATTGAATATGCAGATAGGATATCTATCAGTCTGTTCAGCATAGTCAAAGATCATGTTTAGATTCTCTGGGCTTGGTTGCACATGCACACTATGTTTGGTACTGATGTAATGCATGGCCTGAGGACAAGTAGCCAGTATGCTGTCGTCAACAGTATATCCACCTAGGCCTGAATAGTCCACAAGACGTATCTTGTTGTCTAGGCCAAAACCACCAGCATGGTTTTCTATATAGTCTAATAGGCTCTTTGCCGCGTTTGTGATAGTATATTTACTATTATCCTGTATAAGTTTAATCTCATAGGGCTGCTTTTCACACTCGAGTATTTTATCAAACAGAGATTTAACATCTGGTGCTATGTCAAAGCCTATCATATCCGCCCAGGTATATAACCAATTGACGTTAGGTTCAGTGATGGCGAATTGCCAGCGTTTGGCATCACGGTCAAAGAATACCC